TTTGTCTCCGGCTTTTCTCTTTCCCCATTTGAGAACAAACTAGCAGCAGCATTTGCTCCCTGAATGCTGCTGCTTTTTTTTTGGAGGTTGATCGATGCCGAAAGTAAAAATGGCAAGCGGTAAAGTTAAAAAGTTTTCCTATAGCAAATCAGGTAAGGCAGCGGCGAGTAAAGCAAAGGCTGCTGCGAGCAAATCAAAAAGACGGAAATAATGGCTGGCAAATTAAATAAGAAAAAGATGCTTGTAATCTGTGACGAGCTTGCTGATGGCAAGTCTCTCAATTCGATTTGTAAGCGTGACGATATGCCGCATCGTGTAACGGTGCTGCAAGCTGTGCAGCGCGACGATGAGTTGTATGAGATGTACGTCAAGGCCAGAGCGATTGGGGCTGAGACACTGGCAGATGAGATTCACGATGTATCACGTCAAGGGCTTGAAAGCGTGGACAAGCAGATGGCGAATGCCGAAGTGCAGCGCAGGCGATTGCAGGTTGATAGCTTGAAATGGACATATGCGAGGCAGCAGCCAAGAGGGCTGCGTAACAAGGCTGAAGACACAGCGCAGAACAATCAGATCGTATTGAGTTGGTCTAATAACTCTGATGACGTGACAGCAAGGCAAGCTGACGAGAGCGACATTGCGACAGTTGTCAGCCTTGTTAATGAGGCCAGTTGATCCGAAATCGGTATTCTTTGAGCATACAAGTACGCGTGAGAGACCGATGATTTCCCTCACTTTTTGGCCAATCTGGCGGCTCGATCGGCAACACATTTGCAAGCGATTTGTTAATCGAGCGCGTAAGTTATTGAAAACAAAGGGCTGACCTCAAGATTACCAATCTTAGGGTCAGGCAAAAAATGGCTCAAAACATAGAGATTCCGTATTCCCCCC